TGAATATCCATGTGAAGTTGCGGTTACTACAGCAGGATTAGCTTTTGTGATTGCAGATATAGTTTTATCTCCTTCTAATACAGCACCACTATCTTTGTACACTCTCATTTTTAAATTAGAGAACTCCAACATATAAGTTTGTGTTGTAGAAAATTCAAAAGGTATTAGTCTTGTTTTGTTTGCACTATTAGCAACTTCCGCTAAAAAAGTAGAACCGGGTCTACGAGCTGCACTACCATGTGGGTATACTACTAAATTTTCTAATGTTGCACAACCAGATGTATATTTAGTTAGGTCTGTTCTGCCATCTAATCTTGGCGATAGCTCACCACCTGTAAAGTTTGTTAATTCAACTGCAACCCTAGCCATGGTCTAAAACCTTGAGTTAATAAATGTACCTGCGTCTATAACATCTGTCATGCCTAAATCTTGTTCAACATTTTGACCTTCAGTTGAATCTACAAATCTAGCATCTTTTAATTTATCTTGAAACAAATTATACATATTTGTTGCTGTAGTATTATTGGAAGTAACTGCAAAAGCAATGTCTGCACTTAATGCTGCAGATAAAGTTTCTCTTAATAATTCATCATACTCGTTAGGGTCTGTAATTCTACCAACATATAATATTTTCATAGAAGATGTATTGCTTAATATTTTTCTACCTTCTACTTTGTAGTTTGAATCATAATCTAATATACGAAGTAATCTTAAACAATCTGCTGGTAAAGTATAAGCAAAACTAAAACCCCATGCAGGAGCTGTGGTGTCTACCGCTAACTCAACTCTTTTCTGTAAACAGTTCCAAGGGTGTGATCTAAATACACTATCTCTTACTTGAGTAAATCTTGAGTTACAAAGTCTTGCGTTTTTTGAATCTTCTGTAAGTGAAAGAATGGTTGTTGCACCTAATTGGTTTAATGCTCCATTACAAATGTCTACTGTTGATGCCATATCACTTCCTTATAATATACTTACGTCTTATTTGTCTATCTTTTTCTAACGCAAATATTTCTTCTGTTGTTCTTTCTTCTTTAGTGTCAAAGCCATAATGATTTTTAGAATCGTTTTGAAACCTATCTACTAATACATACCTATACACATAATTATCTTTTTTAAAATGTAATACAGGTTTTAAATCTTGTATCTTTTTCATGCACTCTAGGCGGCTTCCACTCTCGCTTCCACCGCCTAAAATTTTATTTATTAGTCTAAAACATATGTCATCTGAACTGTAATAAGTCCAGCGGCATCTGCTCCAGCAGTAGTTGCTGTAATAACTAAACCATCCGGTGCATCTACAACAGAGTTTTCACCCAATGCTGTAGTAGCTGCAATATTAACACCACTAGCTGATGCTGAACTTGCTGCTGCTTTGTATTCATCTACATCTGCTGCTACAGTAGTTCCTGCTGCATTATCGTATGCTGCGTGTCCTACTGATACAGTTGTGCTGCCACCAAGAGCTGCATGATTTAATCTTCCACCAATTATTCTAGCTCCATTAGGTAACTTAAACATATTGATAGTTTCTTGAGCAGTTGCTGCAGTAAAATCTGCATAAGCTACTCTTACTCTACCATGTAGTTCGTTAGTATCTAATTTAACAGAAGGTGTATCTAATGTCTTTGCGTATTGTGTTGAATTAGCCATATATATATCCTCCTATTATGCTTCTTGACATACTATACCAAGAACTTTTGCTTGTTCCATTCTAGTAGCACCAATGCTCATGCAGTAGTAAACTTGAGTAGCATACGATTTGTCTGCTCTTTCGTCTATTCTTGCATTTACATCTTTACCAATTCCTAGAGTGATACCATCTTGTGCAAAAGCAATACAAGTTCTATCGTTACCTGTTTTGCTAAGTCTATTTGATACAGTAAAGTTAAAACCAAGGAACGAGTTTACTTCGCCATTTGCCAATGCTTTTACAGTATTGAAATCAGATGAAGTTACTTCAGTTGTTCCTAAAAGGTTTGTTATTTGTTCTGGTCCTACAACAATGTGTCTAGGGATAGAAGGATCAACACTTGCTAAATCAAAAGTCTGTTTTGCAGTTCTTAATTTTGCGATTGTTAAACCAGTACCACCCGCAGCGATTGCTGTTTGAGCAGATTCACTTGTTGCACCTGTTTCACCAGTAAAGGCAGTTCCAGTTGCAGCAGCGATAATAACATCATCCATTGCTCTCCCCATTGCGTAAGCAGCGGCTTGTGCGTAAGATGATGTAGGATCAATTAAGAGCCTTACTTTGTCTTGTTGATCAATAAGATCAGCATACTCATAATCAGCTAAAGATACTCTTCTTCTTGAGTGAGGTGTATCTATTTGCGGAGTGTCTGAGTGTCTGCTAGTTTTTAACTGAGCAGTTACTGAGCCAACTTGATCAAAGAAAGCATTTTTTCCAACAACACTTCCTGTCTGACTTTGTCTCTTAATAATGATCCCATTTGTTGAGATAACATTTGTATGTTAGCAGAATACTGCTGTACAAATGCTGTAGTTATTTGTGATGACATAATTGTCTCTCCATTATTATTATTGTTATTATAAAAATCAGAAAGGTTATCTACTCACATGAGTAGGCTATTCTTGGATTTAAACTCTTTTAGAGTAGAAGTCTATTCCTTCTTGCCAGTAAGGTTCTTGCGAATTTTCTTACCTACTATCCAATTATAATATTTTTCAGCGATTGGCAAGGGATCATTTTTCTGAACTTCAGATCCTGTCTCCTTAACCAACCGCAATACTTCTAATCGAATTTCTTTATCATTAAGATTATTGATCAGCATTTAGCATTTCTCTTAATGTATAAACTTGTTGTACTACTTTATCGTGATCTGGATGTTGCTTATTCCAATAAGGTCCATCAGTATCATTAGTAATAGCTGATATTTCAGTTTCAATGTCAGCAACTGTATTTACATTTTCACTTTCAGTTGAAACAATTTTATCTTCTGACATCATGTTTGCTATTTTTGCAAAGCCTTTTATAATCTCTGGATGATCACCAAGTCTTGTGCCATTTGATAAAGTCATATCTAATACTTCTGGATTGATATTAGCTTTAGCTAATGCACCAGCTTGTTTAACTTTACCATCAAAGTCTCTACCCCATTCTTGTCTTAACTGTTGTTCAGCTTGAGATTGAGCAGTTTCAGTATCTATCTTTGTTTGTTGTGCAGAGCCTTCCATATTATTTTTATAAAACTCTAATATACCTTGAGCTTGTTTATTATTTAAACCAAGTTTATGTGATTGTTCTGCAAAAGATTTAATTGCAGTTTCATCAAAAGGAACAACATCTGATTTTACATCTAAAGCATATTTGTCTGCAGATTCTGGTCTACCTAATTTTGCGTAGGCTTCATCCCATGCTTCTTGTGTAGAATTTTTTGTTGGTATAATTATTTTATCTTGACCAATCATTTTAGTTGCGTTGATATAACTTTTTGCTAACGCATCTATTTCTGTAAACTTTTCTATACTAGGATCAGCTCTATACTCTTCGCTAATAGAATCTTTCCAAGATGATGTTGGTTGTGCAGCAGGTGTTGCTACTGGAGTTGTTGGTTGTGCAGTTTCTGTAGTCGCTTGTTCTACAGGCACAGCTTCTTGTGTTATCTGTTCATTTGACATTTTTATTTTTCCTTATCTTTTCGTAGCATTGATTTAATAAATAGAATGACACTACGTTGTCCTTCCATATATGCACTCTCATGGCTATCACCTTTTACATTAGTGGTAGAATGATAATGACATCTTTTTTCAAGGTCAGATAAAATTTCTTTTCCTTCATCTGTATTGAATATGTATACGTAATTTTTTTTTAATGCGGCTATAAATTTTTCTAGTTGTTTATCTTGTGTCATACTATTCCACTTGTGAATTAACTAAAGCCTTTGCTTCTTCCGGCAATGCTTTTGCTAGTGGTGCTATATCTCCTCCGGCTTGTGCAACTTGTTGCATCTGTGCCATTTGTTGTTGTTCTGCAGCTTGTGCTGCGGCTTGTTCTCTTTCTGCGTTTACTTCGTTTTGTGATTTTAATATTTTTTGTGGTACACCAACAATGTCTGCCAAGTGTTTAACTAAATTATCAAAATTAACATAATCAAATACTGGTGCTACATTAGCAAGACTACCTAATATTTCTATTGCTCTCATAATAGATTGTAGTTCTGAAGATTTTTGTGCTTTAGCAAGTGGTGAAACATATTCTATTTCTATGTCTCTGCCAGATAAAAACTCTGGAGCTTGTGGTAACATATTGTTTCTAAGTAATATTGCAAACACTCTATCAATTAATGGTTTTAATAATTCTGATTGTAGTCTACCTAATACTGGACCAAGTAATCTCATCTTCTCTTCATTACGTTGGATAACTTCTGTTGCTGTCATCTGTGGACCTTGTTGCATCATTAATTGATTAACATAAAACACAGCTCTAATACTGTCTCTTCTTTGCTCTTCCATGTTTAAACCTAATGGATTGTTTGCACCAATGTTTAGTGGTTCAATTCTATCTCTTGTACCCGATCTATAAAAATTTAATCCACCCGGTACAGTTCTTACAGGAAGCAAGAAGCCATCATCAGGAACTAATAGTGGTGGGTCTACTTGTTTCTGTGCAGCTTTGATTGTAGTCTTAGACATTTCATTTAACATCTTAACATCTGGCAATGCTGTCATTGCTGGACTTCTTCCATAAATTTCATTTGATGCTTTTAAATATCTAGGTACTACGAAAGGGAACTCTTTAAATCCGCCAACAGATAATTCACTAGCATTTTTATATTCTAAGTAAACAGATTCAAATGGCATATTACCTTTGTCTTTTTTCTTAGGATTAAAATCTGATCTTGGATAAACTGCGTGTAGTATTTCTACTTCTTCATATGGATCTTTTTTAAAGATACCTTGAATGTCTGATGAAACATTGTCGCCAAATTTTTGTACTGCAGCTCTAGCACTTATTTTAAATCTTCTAAATACTGTATCAATTCTACCTTTATCATTTTCTGCAATAAACACTTCATTGATATGTCTTGTTGAAAATTTTACAATATCATCATCATCTTCTTCAATAAACATACAAGCTGTACCAAATGTAATTAGGTCATGGTACAATTCAAATATTTCTTGTTGAAAGTTTGATCTATTAAATGCTGTGTACATTGCTTCTGTAGATGCTTCTAACCAAAGTTTTGCTTCATCCTCATTATCAATTTCCACATCCTTAAATCTTAAAGTAAACCAAGGTGTTGATGGGTTTGTTAGCATACCATGTAATGATGCTGCTAATAATTCTACTGCTTGTATTGGTGAAGAATCAAAAACTTGTTCCATTCTTTTATCACCTCTAGCTCTTTGTTTGGTAACATCAGCTTTTCTTGGTTGCATATAATCTGCAACTTCCTGCCAATGTGTTTCCCAATTTTGTCTTTGACCTTCAAGTCTTTCGTATCTTGATAATAAATTTTTTGATAAATCTGTTCTTGCCATTATTGTCCTAATAAACTTTTCTTACCTAGTGTTAATGTTTCATCCTCTACACCTTTAGAACTTGTTATAATTGTAGATGATCTACCTCTGGCTTTTGCTTTTCTTGGATCATAAGCATCTGCTGCTTGTGATTGTGAAACTTCTGCTACTGTTGGTGCAACCATTACAGGTGCTGCTGCAGGTTCTTTTTTAAATGCTTTTGTTACTACTGCTGCTGCTCCACCCATAATTATTCTCCGAAAGTTAATGATGACTTTGTTTCTTTAGTTTCTTTTACTTTAACTTTTACTTCTTCTTTTTTAATTTCGTTTTCAAAAGTAATGTCATTACCATGGTCTATAGCTTTCTCGTAAGTTCTTTTTTCTTTTTCTACTTTTGGTTTTTTTTTAAAAATTTTTTTAATCTTGTCAAACATTATGATCCTAATAAAGTTTTCTTTTCTGTTTCCGCTTCATCTTCTACACCTAGTGGTCCAGTTAAAATTGTAGACTTACGACCTTTTCTTTTTCTTTCCATTTCTCTTTGCTCTGCTGCAATCTTATCTTTCTCTTCTTGAGATAACTCTGCTGAAGGCGGTTCTGGCAAAGGTTGAACTGGTGGCAGCGGTGGCATTTTTGGTGAAAAAATTGAACTCATATTATATAATCCTGTAACTATTATCTGCTACACTTTGTGGAGCTGATTGTCTAGTGTTAATTTCTTGTAGTCCAACTGCTAGGTAACGCATTGCATCACAAGCGTGTGAACTCCAATCGTGTACAGGCTTTGATCTAAACATTCTGTTTTTATCAATATACTTCCTGTGGTAATGTCTTAACGCATCTATTAACTTTTTG